GTCAGCCTGGTCGGCATTGGCGTGGGCCAGGTCATTGAGGGCCTTGCCGACTGCGCTGATGGCGTCACGCTCTTTGTAGTAGGCGTCCAGCTCGGAATTGATGCTGCGCACGGTGTTGGCCACACGCTCTTTGGTGGCTTTTTCCTCATCCTTGATGGCATCAATTTTTCGTTTGACGACTTCTACGTCATGCATCTTTGACTCAAGATCGATGTATTCCTTAATGCTGATCTTTCCAGACTGATACTCCTCAATCAGCTTTTGTAATGTATCGACTCGGTATTTTTCAGATGATGCCAATGCGCCGTTGGCAGCGAGTTCCGCCTGGCTGGTAGCCATCTCTTTTCGCATCTCTTCAGCCAGCTTGCTATAGTCATTTTCTTTGGCTTTGATCGACTCATGCGCCTTATCAATCGCATCGTTGTAGGCCTGACCCGTTAGCACACCGAGGCCGTGCAAGCGGCCAATTTCCTTCATGGTGTCGATGTAGTCGTTTGATACACCAGAGAGCTTTGTCAGCAGCTTCAGGCGGTCCGCATCATTTTTTATTTCCTGGTCGGACATCTGGCCAATAGTCATGGGGTTGACTGAGCCACGGCCAGCACCCTCAGGTGACCCATTTAGGCTGGCTTTGACCTGAGCGGCCTTTCGAAGTTCGATGACAAGCTCTTTTGCACGCTGCGTTTCAACGTCAAGAAAGTTTCCAGGTACAAGGTTTGTTCCGACATTCAGACGTGCAAAATTTTCTTCGGCAGCTTTCAGTTTCTCAGACAGAGACTGGGCGCGCTGCTCATTGGTCATCAGGGATTCAGGCAATAAGCGCACGTTTTCGTTGAGGTGCAACAAGTTGCCAGTGAGCGAGTTGACGGTCCAGTTGAACCCGTTGAACGTTGCGTTTGCAGTGCCTACAGCGGCTGTACCTACCGCAAATCCTGCGGCATTGGCCCATTGTTTTAGCACGCCATCACCCGCCGCCTTGGAGCTGATCAGGGTTTCGTTAAATCCTTGCAAAGATGTGTTGACAGACCTCACATCGTTAGCAATAGCTGCGCTAAATCCGGTGCTATTGTTTACCGTGCGCGCAATGGAGTCCAGGTTGTCTTTGAGATTACTGAGTGCGCCATCCAGCGTGCTGGCACGAGTCTCCATGGCACCCGCAAAATTTACATCACCAATATCACGCAGATACTTGGTGATTTCAGATGCGTTGTTGCCAATGTTGGTAGTTACCCCTTGGAATGTGAGGCTCACTTCATCACCTTGCTGCTTGGCTTTGATGCCAAATTCTTTCAGGCGCTCAAATTCACCTGTGGAGGCATCGGCAACCGCCTCAATCATTTGGTTCAAATTCTTGCCCATGGCGCTGGCGGTGTTTCCGTAGCTGGCGAGCGCCTTCTCTGAACTGTCCAATCCCAGGGCCTTCATCTTCACAAAGGCACCTGTCACGTCGTTGAGCTGGTAAGGTGTAGTGGCTGCAAATTTCTGGATCCAGCCAAAGGCCTGGTCCGCTTTGTAGCTTGACCCGGTGACGGTTATCAAACTGGAATTGAGCACGTCAAATTCACGCTGAACAGAGATCAGTTTTGAGGCGAGTTCTTTGGCCGCGAATGCGGCAGCGATGCCACCCAAGGACTCCATCGCCAAATTTGACACATGAGAGATGTTTCCCATAGTGGACCCCACCAACGCACGGGCCTCTGCCATGTCTTTTTGCAAGCGTGCCACATTGGCAAACATCTCAATTTCAAGTGATCCGGCAAGCATTTTTTGAGTTCCTTACAACTTTGACAGCGCTCTGAGCGCATCTTTCAGGCTATTGCCTTGGGCGGGTTCTGGTGCAAACTTCTTGGACTTCCAAGGGGCCGGGTAACCTGGCTCGGTGGCGGCCTGGCTGGTGTTGATATAAGCCACGGACATGCGGCGCAGGCCCCGCACCTCCCACGGCTCCAGGGTCAATCCCATCAGGGTTTGCCAGGCCAGTATTTCGGCGTGGCTGGTGGGGGACTGGCCCATGCCGGTGTGCTGGCTGGGCCCTATCTCCCAAAAGTAGTCAAGCAGGTAGCCACCGCTTTTAATCGGGGGCAGGTCCGGCATGTACTTTTTGTTTTTTCGCTCGGTCCTCATGCGCTCAAGGCGGCTTAGCTCGGGCAGGGGTTTGCTGCTGCGGTGGCCGCTTTGAGGTTTGGGGTCTGCCCTCTTGGGCGTGGCGTGTAGCCACGCGAGTTGGCGGACGTGGAGGATCAGTCCGTCAACGAGGGCGGCGCGAAATTTGCGTCTTTTCCCGCAAATTCATCCACCTGTCGGGTGATATAGCCCAGTTTTTGATTGGCGTACAGCGCCGATGGTTCCAAGGGGAAGTTGCCGATGGACTGGGTGCGCGCGCTGAGCAGCTCAACCTTGTCACGCTCAGTGTCTTCAACCGCAGTGGATGCCGCGTTGCCCTGGTAGGCGGCTTGCATGCGCTCCTGCTGCTTTTTGGCGAATGCGTGACGGGCAGCTACGGCGTAAGCACTGCCGCTGCTGTAGATGGTGATGGTAACGGGATTAACGCCGTCTTCACCAATCAGGGGGCCGCTGCCCTGCACGTTTTTGACGGTGAGGACTGCGGTGTCTTTGAGTTCGTATTGGCTGATATCAAATGTCATGATGTTTTAAAGAGTTGGGTTGTGGGTGAGATGGATTGGCCCAGCGTGGCCGTTATTCAGGCGCTGGCTGGGTTTTCTGGAGTGATGACGATGGGTGGTAGCGATCAGGTGGCCGCAACGACCACAGGGGCCTTGCAGATAGCGATGCTGGCAGTGCGAATGAGTGGGTCGCCCTCTTTGCCTCCAGACAGCTCCCAGCTGGCCACCAGCACATCGAGGTAATGCACTTCGCCGTCTGAATAGGTTACTTTGAGGCTGTGGTGGTTTGGGGATGCTTCAGCGGCCTTGAGGATGACTTGGCCGGGGTCGGCGGGGATGTCGGCCATCTGCAAATCACCATCACCATAGTCGGGGGTACCTTTGATTTTTTCGACGGGGCCTTTGATGGGGTTCCATTTTTGGACGGCGCGTTTGGAGCCGTAGGTGGGGAACTGAGACACCTTGCCGATTTCGGTGTAGGTGATGGTGGTGGCTGCGTAGCCTGCGGCGTCGTAGGTGACGGGCAGCGATGCGCTGATGGCAAAGGTGGCATCGGTGATGGTTGCAACGGTGGTGTGGGCGGTCATTTCATGGGTCCTCTCTGGTCAAAAAAAAGGCCACCAAAATGGCGGCCAGGGCGAAAAAAAGCCACTCGGGTGAGTGGCTTTGCGGGGGATGGGTTAGGTCATGTATGGAAATTGACCATGTAGTCCTGGGTCTGGATGTAGAGGCCCAGGGCGGGGTCTGACATGTCGGGACCGTCGGGTTGGCGAAGGATGCTGTCTATCTGCACGCCGTTGACTACACCATGGGTGCGGGGAACGGCGTCACGCACCAACTCAATGATTTGCTTTTGCTGCGCGTAGCTGGCGGCCAGGACGGTGACTTGCACACGGGCCAGGCAGGATTTGCTCTGCTTGGAAATTTCCTGCCGCCATATGCCAGACACGTGCGTGATGCCGATGGCTGGCAGCGCCACGCCCTGGGGCAGGTCACCCGCCTGGATGCGGGTGGCAGGCACGACGGCTACCAGGGCCGCAGAGGTGGACAGCAGGTAGCGGATGGCTTTGACATCAGACATTTTTTACCGCCTGTTTCTTGACCTGCGGGAAGGTCTTAGGGTCAATGGACTCTGCGGCTTGTGCGTCGGCAAGCTGACCCCGGCGCAAGGGGCGTGTTCCTGGGTGCTGGGCGGCGCTGTCTATGCGCTGGACCTCAATGCCTGCGGCTTGTAGCTCTGAGGTGATCTGGGCCAGGCCAGCTACCAGGCCGGTGAATCCGGTGTGGGCATGGACCTCTTCGTAGCGCTCGGGGTCAAAGCCTAGCAGGATGATTTTGGCTGCACCCATGCGCTGGGCGATACGGATGGCGGCCAGCGCGTTGTTGCGGATGCTCACAGTGTGGCCGGGTGCCAGGTCAACGGACTCGTACATCATGCCGGGGTAGAGGGCATCAATATCGCATTCCACCCCGCAAATACGCAGGCCGGTGAAACCCAGGTTGTCGGCTTCTTCCCAAAACGGGTGGTGGGGATCCAGGGCGACAAACATGTCCGCCCAGGGAGCGTGTTTGACGGCGCGGTTGACGGCAATGGTTTTGTGGCCGCGTGCGGTGGCGGCCAGCTCTGCGGTCATGTCGGGGCCCGCACCCAGGATGGCGACGGTGCAGCCTGCCCACAGGGGGGTGATTTTCCAGGGAGTTGTCATGGTTGGT